TTCATGCCATCCACATCGGCTTATCACCAACAACGGCCCAGCCTTTATCCGTCAGGGTGAATGCTTCCCGTGAATGAACGCCGACCTTTTCGGATATGTATTCGGCATTCAGCAGCCCGTAGATTGATTTGCTAAAGTTGCTGACGCCGCCAACAAATCTGGGTTTCAATATCTCAAACCGAGCGGGCAGCATGGCTTCTTCCTTTTCAGCGATTGCGAATAGAACTTGAACGGCCTGATCTGACATGACCCGTTCATCAAGTGACGGAAGTTCCAGCATAAAACCCATCCTAAAAGCCCTCCATATCGGTTTGTTGTTGTGGCGTGTCCAAATCCCAGAACCGGTTTGTCGCCATATCGCAGCCCACTTTGACGGTGCCGATTGGCCCCATACGCTGCTTTGCCACGTTGACCTCCATAACGCCTTTGCTGGCGAGTAATGCGGCTTCGTGATCAACCAATTCTTCAACCTTTTCGGGCTTCTTTTCCCGTTGCAGGTAGTAATAATCGCGGTAGCAAAACAGCACGACATCAGCATCTTGCTCAATTTGTCCACTCTCCCTGAGATCGGAAAGCATAGGCCGCTTATCGTCGCGGTTTTCCAATGATCGGTTTAATTGAGACAGGGCCACCACAGGCACGTCCAGCAACCCGGCGAAGTGTTTAAGCTGCAAGCTAACCTCAGTCATTTGCTCAGTTCGGCCAGACCCCTTTGCCCGCATCAATTGCAGGTAATCCACAATCACCAGATCAAGCCCGCCCATTCTAGCTTTCTGCTTTTTCAGAGCGGCGTATATTGAGGCAACTTCGCGGACATGCTTTGGAATGATTGCAATCGGCAGCTCCATGACGCCCTTTGCGGCCTGTGTGGTTTGGCTTAACTGCACATCCGTCAGCGAGTTGTTGCGAAAATTGAAGTATGGAATTTGTGATTTCTCGGACAATACCCGCTGCCCAAGTTCTTCAACCGACATTTCCAGCGATACAATGGCCACCTTTTTGCCTTGGGCGGCGTTGGCAATTGCGATTTTCAGAGCCAGCGAGGTTTTCCCCATTGACGGGCGACCCCCGATCACCACCAGATTTTGCCGGAACAACCCGCCCAACTTCTTATCCAGAGCATCCAAGCCCGTTGTGATCGAGGAGGTGTGCCCCTCATAGGCTTGCTGAATGTCGGAAACCGTTTCAGTCAGGGCTTTCATCCACGACATGCTGTTTTCTTGCCCGTAGGACGCTGGCATGGTCGTCAGGAGCAGTTCCAGAGCGGCCTTGGCTTCGTCTGCGCCCTGCCCATCCCTGATAGCCTCTGAGGCGTCCATAAACGCCTTGTCGAGCGTCCTACGTTGCCAAAGCTGTGTTATCTCGCTGGCGTAGTGCTTTATTTGGCTGGCGCCCATTGATGCCCCGACCAAACGGACAAGATATGCCGGTCCACCAAGCTCTTTCAGACCTTCGTGGTTTTCCATATCCACTTTGAGCGTGACGGGTGACGCCAAATGCTCATTGGCTATTCGGGTCACAATGTTTTTGAAAATCGCCGCATGAACCTGATCACCAAAATGGTCCGCGTTTATATCGCCGCTGATCTGGTGATAAAGATCATTGTTGGACAGCAATGCGCCCAATAACTGTTGTTCAAGTTCTGGGACGTATAGCGGTTCTGGTGTGTTCATATCCTTCACCTCACCCACCTCCATTCGCTGCGATGATTTTACGGAGCCGGATTTGCTCGTTGGTTAAGCCGCCATCAGGACCGCCCTGCCCGACGAACGGTTCCCAACCAGGTTGTCGCAACCACGGCAACGGCCCCTTGAGATATTGCGGGTCTTTCACCGATGCGATGTAAGCACGGGTCGCGGCGTTCAATTTCGCGGCGGAAATCTGATCGGCTTTTGCGAATTTCCCCCGCACCGTTTTGAAATACAGATCACGGCAATCTTTTTTCTGGGTTTTCCGTTGGTGACTAGGCCAGATATTATTCCACCACTCCTCAAAGCCATTGTCGATTAACTCTTGGTCTGGATCAGGTTGCTTAGAAGGTGGTAGATCGTTGAATAGATCTTCTTCATCAATATCATCATCTTTTTTTGTTGGTTTTTTATAATCTGGTTTACTATCTGGTATTGGTTGGTGATTTATCGCTGTTCCATTGGCGATTTTTGACAAATGGAGCGGCGATTTTTGATCAGCATACCATTTTGTCCGGTCATACCCTGACTTATTGTAGTTCCCAGACTTGATAAAACCCTTATCTTCCAGCTTGTTAAGCGCTGTTTTTATCTGGCTAAACGTGAAGCAATCGAATAATTCACAGAACGCTTCCATTGAGTTGTATGTCCAGTACAGACCTTCATGACAGTGCCGTTTATTGGCGGCATTCTTCTCGCACCAATACTTGATATTTTGGTAAATGATGGCTGCATTCGCGCCGACTTCTTTCACCACGTCACCGTCACAATGATACATCATATCAACTTCTCCTGATCATCCGCCGTAGCCTTAAAAAGACGCCTTAAAACCGTTTCGCCTTGCCAATCTGCATCCCAGATCAGCCAACCATTCCGTTGCGGGGGGGAGCCACCACCACGGAAATCAATCTTCCAGCAACAAACGTAAGCACGGGATATGGGGTAGCTTTCGTGCAGCCCGTCCATTCCATTTATTCGGGCCGCCATCCAATCCCAATTCAACAGCATGGCCACGTATCGGATGCCGAGGGATTCTATGTGTTTGAGCCAGCGTCCATGCCCATCACGGGCGTTAACCTCGCAATATGGCGGGTTGGTGATCATGATTTTGGAAAGTGGCTTTTGATATTCGTAAAAACTGCGAATCTCGGTATTTGGATAACCCCGATCAACAACATCACTACCAATTACATCAAACCCGTGGTGGGTTAGCTCGCGAGCCATATGACCGCCGCCGACAGCAGGTTCCCATACAGGGCCGCCAATCTCACGAATGCGGTCTCCCTCAGTCCTCAGAAGCGATCTGGTGGCACTCCAAGGTGTAGGGTCATAGTCCAACGGGTCTCTGGATGGTTCTGGGGCGCTCTGATCGTGGAGACCCTCAATTGCAGACTGACGCTGATCAACCTTTTTCTTGGGTTTGGTGGCGCGAAATAGGTTTTTTGTTGAATGGGCGCTCATGCCGCCACCCCGAACATTTCCGCCAGCTTGCCGCTGGCCCGCAATTCATCGACATAGGCGCGGACCTCGGCAACGTCGTAGTTCATCCAATAGGCTATGTCCTCGACGCCCAGACCGTCCTTTAGGTGGCCCTCTACACGATACTGCCAAGCGGTTTTATTGGGTAGGTTGCTCATTTGAAAAGACCTCCAACGGGTTTGGCCTGATAACCCCGCGCAAACGTGGAACAGGCATAGTCAAAGCAAGCCGCGGCATCGGCAGCATCGTCGTCAGGGGTTTCCCATCCCAACAAGCTGCATCGCTTCATTACTTCGGATTTAATTTGTTTGCGGGCCTGAGCCTTGGACAGACCTGGATAGTCCCGCACGGTCAGTTGCTTGCCCAGAAAATGTTTCCTGATCGAGCCGATAGAACACACCTCAACGGGTACTCCCCTATTTTCAGACACGCCCCGCACACAGGCGAGGAGGCCGACAAGGAAGTGCGACGTGTTAGGCCCGCCTATAGCCGCCTCAACGGCTATCAGATCGGGGCTATGGTCCCGTATCAAGCAATGGGTCAGGCTAAGAGCCTTGGAAAAACGCGCACCCTCAGAGCGCCCCTTACCAAGATCCACAGACCAAGACACAGGAGCCTTGCCGGACGAACCGACAGAAACCCCTGTGCGTGTGGCAATATCCAGCGCTAGGACTATCACTCAGCTGCCTCGTCAAAGGGCACAACCGTATCTTCATCCGGCCCAGTTCCAGTTTCGGCGTCTTCGTCAAAGTCCATTTCATCAGTCGCTTGACCCCGAATGTGGTTCGCCACCATCGGCAACAGCGCTTCCATAGACCGCAGCCAATCCAGCTTTGAAACGTCTTTCTTCAATTTCATACCGGCGCGAACAGCACTCAGAGCTTTGCCATGAAGACCTGTCTTTTCGAGAAACTTCCCGATCTCTTGACGGTCAACCCCTGCATCCGACGCACGGTCACCTTCGTTCTTGGCCCATTTGTGGTGGGCATCCATGAGCTGATCATGGCCCACAGTGATTTCTTGGTCTGCTATTTCTGGCATTGGTATTCCTTTCGTTTCGGGTTGGTCCTGAAAAAAAGAGGCGCAGGGTGCTTCACAGCAGCCCGCACCTTAGTTCAACAGGAAGGAATGGGGGCAGTTCACAGGCACACCGCCGCCCCCGTTGTCGGTGGTCAACGGCCGGAGAGACCTTACCTGCAAAGAAGTGGGGGCATTTACGGACAACACCCGCCCCCAAGGTGTATGAGGCACGGCCACGCGAGCTTCGGCCGGACGTCCGCAAATTTCGGGTTCAATCCGCATTCTTGAAAAAGTCAGCCGGTGTTAGGGCGACCTCTCCACGATTGGCGGCATCCATCAACATAGCTTGGGCTTCTGACGGGATAAGCCCGTCTGTTCCGCCTTTGTCTTTTGGATATGTCCATTTGTAGATTGATGATTCAGCCCGTTTAGTAATCCGCGCGACGACAGAAACGCCACCGCACTTTTTGATTACTTTTTGAGCAACATTTTCGTCTGAGGTAAGGTTTTCCATACCTTTGTTTTCGATTATCTAAAACTATTTGTCAATTAGGTTTCGATAATCGGCAATTACTATTTTCAAAAAACTAAATAAATGAAGGAGATGGATGTGAATTGGATTAAAGAACAGATGGCAATTTCAGACACAACGCAGCGCGATGTGGCGTTGGCGATAGGTTTGAATGATTCAAAAATGTCGAGCGTGATGAGTGGGCGGCGGCAATTGAAGTCATTCGAGGCGGACAAAATCCGTCGCTTTTTCGGATTTAAGCTGCCGGAAGATATGCCAAGCACGATCACGGTGGTCGGTAAGGTTGGCGCCGGTGACCACATCGAGCTTTCCGACGACTATGGAAAAGGCGCGGGGCTATATCACATTGCCCGCCCGCAATGGCTTCCAACAAACAACATTGCTGCCGCCGAAATTGAGGGCAGTTCTGCCGAGCCGTGGGCGCTGAGTGGTGATGTCATATTTTGGCGGCGTGAAGCTGTCACGGTCCTTCAAGAGGATCTGGGGCGGGCTGTGGTGGCGGAACTGGCCGATGGGACG